TATCAGAGGAGGAAACATTCTATAATGAAGATGATTTTTGATATAGAAACAGATGATTTAAATGCTACTAAAGTGTGGTGCTTAGTCGCAAAAGAACTTAATGGTAAGATACATAAGTTTGACAACAATCAAATACAAGATGGATTAGATTTATTATCTACTGCTGATACTTTAATAGGTCATAACATAATAGGATTTGACTTACCTATTTTAGAAAAGTTATATGGCTTTAAATATAAAGGTAATGTTGAAGATACATTAGTAATGTCTAGACTTTATAATCCAGTCAGAGAAAATGGACACAGTTTAAAGACTTGGGGATTCAGAGTTAACATGTATAAAAAAGAACAGCCAGAGTTTACATCTTACTCTACAGAAATGTTGGAGTATTGTGTAGGAGATGTTTGTTTAAATGAAAAAGTATATATACATTTACTAAATGAAGGTAAAGGTTTTAGTGAACAAAGTTTAGAAATAGAACATACAGTTGCTAAGATTATTAATGACCAAGAGAAAACAGGATTTCATTTTGACAGTAGACAAGCAATGGAATTACTTGCAGATTTACAAGATAAAAAATCACAGACTGAACTTGAAGTGCAAACTACATTTAAACCAAAATGGATAGATGATAAATTAGTTACACCTTATGTTCGTAAGGATGGACAGTTAAGTAAACGAGGTCTTACTGATGAAGAGTATGACACTTGTATGACACAAAAGAATTATGAGCCATTCATGCGTAAGAAATTAGTTGACTTTAATCTTGGAAGTAGAAAACAAATAGGAGAATATCTTATTGATTTTGGTTGGAAGCCTGAAAGATTTACACCTACAGGTCAACCCATTGTAGATGAAGGAACACTCAAAAAGATTGAGCATATAAATGAGGCTAAACTAATTGCTAACTTTTTACTATACCAAAAACGAATAGCACAAATATCTTCTTGGATTGATGAATTAAAAGATGATAGAGTTCATGGTAAAGTTATTCCAAATGGAACTATTACAGGTAGAATGACACATAGAAATCCTAATATGGCACAAGTTCCTAATATACATAGCCCATTCGGTGAAGAATGTAGAGCATGTTGGACTGTGCCAGAAGGATATAAACTTGTAGGTATAGATGCTAGTGGATTAGAATTAAGAATGTTAGCTCACTATATGAAAGATGATAATTATATTAATGAAGTCTTACATGGAGATATACATACAACCAATCAAGAACTAGCAGGATTAAAAACAAGAGACCAAGCTAAAACATTTATATATGCTTTAGTATATGGTGCAGGAGATGCTAAGATAGGTAAGATTGCAAAGGGAGATATAAAGAAAGGTAAACAGTTAAAAGAAAGATTCTTTACTAATTTACCTGCTCTTAAGAAGTTAAGAGACCAAGTGCAACAAGCATCTCAAAGAGGATTTCTTTTGGGTATAGATAGAAGAAAGATATATGTGCGTAGTCCACATGCTGCTTTAAATACTTTATTGCAGGGAAGTGGTGCTATCGTAATGAAACAAGCTATGATATACTTATATGAAATGATAAAACTAAATGCTTTAGATGCTAAATTTGTTGCTAACATTCATGATGAATGGCAGTTGCAAGTGAAAGAATCTCAAGCAGATTGTGTTGGAAGAATGGGATGTGATGCAATTA